TGCAAATCAACGTGGGCGGCACTGTCTACCAAGGCATCGTGCATGACGCGACAGAAGTTGACGGCGAAGTCATCGCGGAGTTCCGCAACGGCCTTTCCCCCGCCAAGTAATCCGGCCTGCCCGGACATCCCGCGCCCGCGTGGCGCTCCTAAATTCCCCGAAAGGAATACATCATGGCTTATCAAACGGCTGCGGGTGCCTCGCTTTCCGCTGTGGCAACACTCCCCGCAACATATGACAACACCGGATATGGCGCACTGACCGCCGTAACTATCGGTGAAATCACCAATATCGGCGAGTTCGGCAAAGAGTTCGCGCTGGTAACGCACCAGCCCCTTGCCACGCGCGGCACAAAGAAGGGCAAGGGCAGCTTTAACAACGGCCAGCTTTCCCCCGCTCTTGCGCTAGACAACGAAGACGCGGGCCAGATCATTCTGACCGCCGCTCTTGAGGTCGATACGCCAATTTCGTTTTGCGTCACATTGCAGGACGGCACCGAATACTGGTTCGGCGGGCTGGTTATGGCGTTCAAGCCGAGCGTTGGCGGTGTTGATGACATCGTGAACAAATCACTCATGGTCGAGATCGACGACAACCCGATCATCGTTATCGACCCCGCCTAATCCGCTTCGGCGGCTAGGGGGCGGGCGGAGGTTGGTTTCGACCGCGCGCCCCCGACTTTGAAACCGGAAACCCAAGGACAAACACAATGGATTTTGCACGTATCAACCCTGCCCGCGATGCTGAAAAGGCCGCGACCTACCATGTAGAATATGACGACGAGGCGCTGTACCACGAGGGCAAGCCGATTGAGATGGATTTTCTTGGCGTAGACAGCCCCGCAGGAAAGCGCGCGGGCATCCGCCACGCAAAGCGCCTTGCCGCGCTTCAGCCCAAGGGCAAAAAGGAGCGGAGCATCGAAGACTATTCCGAGGATGAAATTGCTGACCGCGCCGCGAAGGTGACGGCATCCAGCGCCAAGTTCTACGCCGAGATGATGACCGGCTGGCGCAACTTGCCCCACATCCCGAGCGGCAAGCTTTATGGCAAGGCTGAGTTGCTGGAATACACCCCAGAAGCGGCCCTCGATCTGCTGCAAAAGGCGGAATGGCTGCACGCGGGTATTGACGCTTTTTTGGCGAACAAAGCCAACTGGCGCAAGAGTGGCGAAGCAGCCTAACCCTCTACGCGCGGCAAATGGGCTTCCTGCATTCCAAGCCGGATGATTGGAGTTCCATCCGCGCAGCACTTTACGCAAAAGAGGACGTGCCCAACGGGCTACCGGACATAGAGGCGGGCGATTACTTCATTGAATGGCTGGCCTACGATTTAGGCTGGTGCGATGCGGACGGGATGGGCAATCTGCGCGCCCATTCATGGCTAGAGATTGACGCCATGGACCGGCAGCTAGGGTTGAACCTAGAGCCTGACGAAGCCCGCATGATCCGCCAAATGTCCAACGCCTATATCGAAGGCTACCACCACGGCAAAGAGGCCATGGCGATTGCCCCCGCCTACGATGATCGTGACGATGATCCTGGCATTGCCTTAGAGCGGCGGCTTGTGTCTGAGAAGATCAAGGCGGGCATGGGCGGTAAAAAGAAGCCGCCAGTTTAACGCGAAAACGGCACTAACGCGCTGGCAATCGCGCCGGTGGATAGGCCAAAGGCATCCCGTTAGCGGGGTGTCTAATCAGCAGAATGTAAAAGCTAGGATTAGATTAAATGAGCCAGAATTTCGCTGATCTGATTCTTGGGGCCGATACGACTGGCCTGCTTAAAGGCAAGAAGGCGCTTGAGGATACGACCAAGGCGGGTGCAGCTACTGAAAAAGCTGTTGGTGGAACCGAAAAGGGCTTCGTGCGTGCCGGACGCGGCGCAGGCGCTGCCGCCCCCAAGGTGGACGCATTCAACAAGGCCAGTGAGCGCGCACGCGGCATTGCACTTGCGGCGGGCAAGGCGCTCGCAGGGATGGCGGTGGGATATGCATCATTTCAAGCGGCTGGCGCTGCCATCACGATGGCGCGTGACTTCAACGCAGCCCTTGCCGAAACAAGCACACTAATCGAAGGCACACCGCAACAGCTAGACGCCATCACGGCATCGGCGCGTGGCATGTCAAAGGAGTTTGGCGGATCAGCAACCGCACAGGTGCAGGCGTTCTATCAAGCACTGAGCGCGGGCGCAGACAGCGTTGAGACGGCGGCGGCAACACTGGACGCTGCAAACCGCCTTGCAATCGGCGGCGCAACAGATGTGACAACAGCGACGGGCATCCTGTCCGGTGTGATTAACAGCTATGGAAAAGAGGCAATCAGCGCCACGCAGGTTTCGGATGCGCTGTTTGTGGGCATGAAAACAGGCGTCACAACAGTTGGAGAATTGTCTGCGTCTTTGGGCGGAGTTATCCCGACTGCGAAGTCTCTGGGCATTAGCTTTGATGAGGTTGTCGCGGCGACGGCTGCATTGACGAAAAACAACCTGACAACATCAGCGGCGGTGACAAGCCTCAACGCGGCACTTGTCGGCGTTATCAAGCCCACAAAACAGGCTTCGGACTTGGCTGCTACACTTGGTATAGAGTTCAACGCCGCCGGGCTAAAAGCGCAGGGTTTGGCGGGGTTCCTTGCAGACGTTGTGGAAAAGACGGGCGGCAACGTAGACTCAATGTCGCAGCTTTTCGGCAGTGTCGAAGCCCTGAAGGCGGCTCTATTGTTTGCTGGCGAGGCGGGCGGGCAGTACGCGGATATTCTGGTGCAGATGGATGCTAAAACCGGAATGACGCAAGAGGCGTTTGACAAAATGTCTGCCAGCCTAGACCAGCGATGGAATGTGGCTATCACGGCGGCTACTGATATTGGCCTTGTGCTGGGCAATGCATTGCTGACCGTCATTGTGCCTGCCATAGAGGCGGCTGCGTATGTCGTGACCACACTAGCAGACAACGCAGATGTGCTGGGAATTGCGCTTGGTGCTTTGGCCTTGTCTCGCATTCCGGCGCTGCTAATGGGCCTTAATAGCGTATCCATATCATTGATCGCTGCAAGGGCGGCGATGGTCACAAGCACAGGCGCGGCGGTGGCTTTGGGGGCCGCGATGAACCTGATCCCGTTTGTTGCGGTGGTGACTGCTGTTACGGCGGTTGTCCGTCTAGCTGGTGCAATGAAGGACGCCAAAGCGGCGGCGGCTGATATGTCTGCTGCAATGGGTGACAGTATCGCGGCTATGGCGCGGTTGGATGGTGCGTCAAACGCCTATTACAGCAACATCACGCGCGGCAACTACATGGCAGCAAAAGCGGCAGCTGATTTCAACAAAGTGCAGGCCGAAGGGGCCGTGCAGGTTGCAAAGATACATCTGGCCGCTAAAGAGCGTGTGAGCAACATGCTGTATTTGGGGCTTGCCGAAACGCAGGGTGTCAAAAACGCCAAGGCTGCTCTCGCTGAATTGAGCGGTGTTTATATCGAAGCGGACGCCACAGCCAGCGCATTTGATTATTCAATCGAAAAGATGAACCTGCTGTTTGGCGAGACGCTGCCGATTGTGAACGACCTTGCGGACGCCACTGCGAAATACACCGCGTCCAGTTTTGCAGCGATCCCAGCCATTTCGGAATTGGTAGCCAAGTATGGCGGCATGGCAACCTCTGTGCGTGACATTATGCAGGCGCAAAACGATCTCGCGGCGGCAGATGCTTCTGCTGGTTTTACAAAAATGCTCGCTGGTATTTCTGGCGTCACCGAAAAACTTGGGCTTGGCGTAGATCAGGCGGGCGATTTTCAGCAGGCGCTGGCGAATATATCTGCGATGGATACGTTCAACGGGCAAGCCCGTGCAATGGCATCACTTGCAGCGCACCTTTTGGATGCAAGCGGCGGCTTGGAGAATATGAATGCAGAGGCTCGGGCAGCTTATCAGTCATTGCTCGACGCTGCCCGAAGCGCGGCAGATGTAGCGGCGAACGCATCAACGGCATCTTCCAACATTGGTGGCGCGGCGGGGGAGGCTGCACGCCTTGCGCAAAACCTAAGTGCGGCTGCGTCTGCACTGGCTGGCGTGATAAGTGCAACGGCGAACCTCAACGTGGGGGCAATCGGGCTAGAGGCGCAAAACCGCGCGCTTGAATCAGGCAACACGCTAATTCAGGCTAGAACTGCGGGTCTGGTTGCGGCGAAGAAGGCGGAATTGGCATCGGCCCTCGGGTCGAGTGAGGGCGTTATCCGCGCCGCTGCAACGGCTGAACTTAACAACTACACCGCAGCAGTTGAGCGCAGCAGTTCGGCTCAGGAGGTTAACGAGCGCCTGACAAAGGCAATGACTGCATCGCTTGGCGGCGGCGGCGGTGGTGGAGGCGGTGGCCTGTCTAAAGCGACCAAAGACGCGGCCAAAGAACTCGAAAAGATGGCCGACGAAATCGAGCGCCTAGAGTTCGACGCTGACCCGCTCAAAAAATACACGTCCGAGGTTGCCAATCTGGACCAGCTAGTGGGAGCGGGCCTATCCGATGGCGCATACGAAAAAGCCGTCAAAGACCTCAACGAAGAATTTGCCAACAGCAACCCGACCATATCAGCATTCGGTGACGCAATCGGCGACTTCGTGGCGGGCGGGATGCGCAACTTTGGTGATCTGCTGGACAGCTTCAAAAACATGATCAAGCAGATGATTGCCACGGCAGTTGCGAACCCTATCAAACTTGCACTTACAACGGCATTAACCGGCGGCGGGGCAACAGCAGCGGCAGCGGGTCAGGTAGCAGCGCCAGCGGGCGGGCTTGGTAGCCTCGGCGGCATCCTTGGCGGTGTATCCACGTTCGCCAGCGGCGTTGTATCCGGCGGCATGGGGCTTATCACCTCGCTCACGGGCGCAGGCGGTGGGCTGGCATCGGCAGGCACCTACCTGAGCAGCGTTCTGGGCAGCGCCACAACCGGCATCGGGGCATTCGGTGCGGCGGTTGGTGCGATTGCGCTGCCCATTGCGGCAGTCGCGGCGGTGTTCAGTTTCTTCAAGTCCAAAACCAAAGAGCTGGACGCAGGACTGCGCGTCACTATCGACGGTATGGACACGCTAGTTGAGACATTCAGCACCATCGAAAAGAAGAAGTTTTGGGGTCTGTCCAAGAAGGTCAGCACATCGTTTCAAGCGGCGGAGGATAGCGTTGCAGATCCGTTCGAGGCCATCGTTGCGCAGATGCAGGGCAATGTGTTGGCGGCAGCCGGTTCGCTTGGCGTGGGGTCCGATGCGTTCGCCAGCTTCGCGCATGAAATCACACTATCGACCAAGGATATGTCCGAGGAAGAGGCGCAGCAGGCCGTAGCAGAGGCACTGGCGGGCGTGGGCAATGCGTTTGCGGCCCTTACCCCTGATCTTGAGCAGTTTGCGCGTGACGGCGAGGAGGCGGGCGACACGCTAACCCGGCTTGTCTCGGACCTTGGCGCGGTCAATCTGATCATGGACACCCTTGGCCACACATTGCAGGACGTGTCTGTGATCGGGGCGGGTACGGCGTCCAACTTCGCGGCGATGTTTGGCGGTATCGAGGCGATGAACACGGCCACGACTGCGTTCTTGAGCGGGTTCCACTCGGAGGCGGAGCGGTTCGCCACGGCGCAGCGTCAGATCGGCGCCCAGTTTGCTTCGCTCAATATCGCCATGCCTCAGAGCCGGGCAGAGTTCCGCCGGATGGTGGGCGCGCTGGACCTCACAACCATGGGCGGGCGCGAGACATACGCGGCTCTGGTCTCCCTCTCCGGTGCTCTTGACGCCGTGCTGCCATCAGTCGCCAATTTCACGGCACAGATTGCAGAGATGGCGGGCAGCATCACCACCCAAATCGACGCAATCATCGGAGACACGAGCAACGCCATGCGGGCCAATGAGCAGGCGGCGTCGCTGTGGTATCGCACGGCCAATACCCTGCGCGACTTCATCGCGGATCTGCGCGGGACAGCTTCTGCGCTTATCTCGGGCGGGCAGGCGCGGGCGTTCTCCGAGATGCGGTTCCAGACCCTGCTGGCCTCGGCCATCAGCGGCGATAACGATGCGGCGGGTGATCTGACCGTGGCGGCGCGCACTCTGCTCGATAACACCCGCGCAACCGCTTCCAGCTCGCTCGAATTGGCGCGTGCAGAGGCGCGTGTCCTGTCCGACTTGCAACTTGTCTCGGGGGTGTCCGACGTAGAAGGCGCGCGGCATGACGTGGTTGCGGGATTGCTCGGGCAGCAGGTTGAATTGCTGGGCAGCGTTCGGGGCGCGATCAACAGCGGCAATCCCCTGACGGCTGGCGATCTGGACAGCCTGAGCGGGCAGCTTGGCGCGCTGGAAGGTGCGATCAAAGCGGCCGAGATGATCAACTATGCGTTCCTCAAGGAGCGGTTGAGCGTATCGGTGGACCTGATTGCCAGTGCCAATATCCCAGCCGCCCTGCGCACAATGCTGGACAACGCGGCCACGGGTATCACGGCGAACATCGACTACATCGTGCGGGCCGACGGCCTGACGCCTGATTTGCGGTGGTTAGCGCTGAACAGTGTGAGCGAACACGTCAAGACTGTCAGTTTTGTGGCTGGCGGCAATCTGGACGCGGCAACGATGGCGGTTGCAAGTGCGACGGTATCGACCCTGACCAAGACGATCAACCTGTTCGCTGGGTCGGCACTTTCGTCCGACGTGATGCGCGTGGCGCTGGCCGGGTCTTCCGAATTGTCGCGCACCGTTAACGTGGCGATGGCGTCCGGCGCATCACAAGACGCGATCCGGATCGCTCTGGGCAATGTCGGAACCTATGCTGTCATAGTGTCTGCCGCGCTGCGTTCCGGCCTCCCAGATGACGTGACGCGGATCATCACGGCGCAGCAGGGCACGTATGCTGCCGTGATCGGCGCGGCCATCTCGGCAAACATCTCGGACGCTGCCAAGCGCATCCTTTTGGATCAACAGGGCGGGTATATCGCGCGCGTGGGCATGATCTTTGCAGCCAACACAACCCAGCAGGTAAAGGACTTGCTGCTGAACGGCAATACTGCGGCTGTTCGGGCTGTGACCATCCTCGGGGCATTTGCTGCGTCCACCACGCCAGCCCAACGCGCACTGCTGATTGCGCAGACCCAGAAGATCAACAAGACTATCGACGGGCATCTGGCTCTGGTCGGTTTCGACAAAGACAAGCTCGACATGCTGCGGGCCACCACGAAAACCGTGAGCAAGGGATTGCAGGGGCACGCTGCACTAATCGGCTTCGACAAAGACAAGCTCGACATGCTTCGGGCGCGTACAGAGACGATTGACAAGGGCTTGCAGGGCCACATTGCGCTGATCGGGTTCAGCGATGACAAGCTGGATATGCTTCGGGCGCGAACAGAGACGATCAACAAAACTATTTCCGGCGCTGTTGATTTGTCGAAGTTGGACGCCACGCAAAGCCGCTTTTTCGCTGCGATCAATGGAACGACGGACGGCAAAATCACGCTCGGCGGTTCGTTTGTTTTCGACCCGGCTTCGGGCTTCTCCGCGTGGTTTGCAAGCACAACGCAAGCCCAGATCGCGGCACCAATGGGGTCTCTCCGTGCCAGCCTCGATGCGCTGGCAGACCTGATGCGCGGTGAAGAACGCAAGGCATCCCTGAACAGCTTTGCGTCCAGTCTGGTTGGTGCGGGCAACGGTCAGTTCATCGCCACCGATCCGCAGATCCGGCAGGCGGCGGGCATTGCAGGCGTGGACGCGACTGGCAGTGTTGCGGACGTGGCGGCGCGGGTGTCCGCGTTCTCCGGCTCCGACTCGATCAGCAAGCTGGGGGTCTACAATCAGGACATGGTGGACTTTCTCATCTCGCAGATCAAGACGCAGGGTCTGCGAGTTAATCCATCCGAGTATCGCAAAGCGTTCCCTGGGCTTTCGCAATCAGTCGAGACGGACCCGCAGCGCCACTTTGAGCGGTTCACGCGCGACAACGGGGATGCTGCAATTCGGTTCAAGCCTCGTCTCTTTGACTGGTCCAGCATCGGCCTGAATATCCCCGGCTTCGCTGCGGGCGGAACGCACACGGGTGGCCTGCGCATGGTGGGTGAGGACGGTCCTGAAATAGAATACACGGGACGGTCGCACATCTCCAGCAACAGTCAGACAAGAAACATGATGAACTTTGACGGCGTGATTAAAGAGTTGCGCGAGTTGCGTCAGGAAGTGGCGGAGGCGCGGAAGCAATCTCACAGCATCGGCAAGAGTGTCATTTCGGCCAACATGCGGACTGCTGATGTCTTGGAAAAGTTTGATGTAGACGGTCTGCCGAGGGAACGCACATGAAAGCCATAATCCCAATATCAGTCTCGGGCGCAGTTCTGGCCGCGACAAACGTGCCAGAAGATGACGCAGCAGAGTGGGTTGTCGGCACCACGTATGCGAACAATGATCGGGTCATCCTTTCAGCTGAAAAGTCTGTCTATGAAAGCCTCCAAGGCTCAAACACCGGCAACGCGCCGAACGCCGCGAGTTCCGAATTCTGGGTGCGCGTCATGGCGACAAAGCCTAACCGACCCTTTGATAAAGTGTTGTCATCGCCAGTAAGCAAGACGGGAAATATCACCTACACCATTGCGCCGACGACGCTGGTGCGGGCCGTGGCTTTGATCGGCGTGTCCGCCGCAGCGGCGACTATCGCAGTGAAAAACAGCGGTGGCACAGTCGTAAACACCCAGACCAAAACATTGATTGATTTTTCCGAAATCGTAGACCCGCTTACGATGGTGACAATCGAGCCCGGATTTCAAGAGTCAGCTATTTTTGAAGGTGTGAACTGTCAGCCGGGAAACACTGTTGAAGTCACAATAGGCAACGGTTTTGGAACGTCTGGAATCTCTGAAATTGTTCTGGGCGATACGATAACGATTGGGACAGCTACTCTGGGTTCATCTATCGGAATTGACGACTACAGCCAATTCACGGAAGACCCGTTTGGAAATGTGAGTATCGTTAAACGGGGCTTCCGCGACAAAACCAGTTTCGACGTTGCCGTCGTGACGCAAGACATACGGCGCATCCGGCGCAAGCTGTCGTCATTACGTGCCGAATTCGCAGTCTATTATATCACAACCGAAGGTCAGGATTTTGGAACAACGGTTTATGGGCGTTATGACAAGTTGGAATTGCTTATATCAAGTCCAGTAATATCCGACATGGAATTGAGAATTTTAGGAGCAACATACGATGGCATTTAATCTACCGACACCCCCTGCACAGCCTGACCTCGGCAGCCCAAGCACTTTCAATGCACGCGCGCTGGGATGGTTTTCCTATCTAGGGGGGTCATTCAAAACGTATCTTGAGGGATTGAGTGCGGCTGACTTTTTCAACACGCAAACAAGTGTTCAGGATGCAACGCCGGGTCGTGTCGTTTTAACTGGCGGCTTTGGCTGGGGACAGGCGGGGAATACCCAGACAAACTTGGCCAGTCTTAATGCGACCATTACGTCAGGCGTCCACCAGTTTGGGGCGTCCACAGCCAATGCTCCGTTTACCACCGGCGGCTCGCTTCTTGTGATACGTTACGCCAATAATTGGGTTCACCAAATTGGTTTCTCACCAAACGACGCCACAGTTTGGATAAGGCGGACGCAGAATAACGGTGCAGATTGGTCTATCTGGGTGCCCCTTGTGCCTCAGCGCGGTAGTAACGCAAACGGCCAATTTGTGCGGTTTGCTGATGGCACTCAAATTTGCACGAACGACAACGCGGCAATCGTCACAAACCCTGCCGTTTTTGTCGGCACCGTCACCAACATTGATGGAAACAAACTCCGGCTCGGCCGCTGGTACTGAGGAAATGAGTATGCAAATTAAAACAATCCTATCGGCGGGCCTTCCTGCGCAGGCGGAAACAACCGCCAGCGTTTCGGGGGATGTGCTGACTGCAAATGGCACGGCCTACGACTTGTCCAGCGTGCCGGAGGGCGGCACAGCCGATCCGCAAGGCGAACACCCTTTCGCCGGTCCGATCACGCGGACTGACGGCGTGATCCATGTATCACTGATCTGGGTCTATGACGCAGGTACAGCGGAGACCAATCAGGGCAGCACACATCCTGTCGTTGAGATAACCGAGGGCGATGTGCCCGATCCCGTCAACCGACTGCCAACGGAGGAATCTCCATGACCTTTTCGCTCAACATCACCACTGCGGCTGAGATTGCCGCCGAAGTTCAAAATTCCATGCGGCCCGATGTGAACGCCGAACGAAACCGCCGCATGACTTCAACATTCTCTTTTGGCGGTCGTGACTTTGATTGCGATAAAGACAGTCTTGCGCGGATCACAGCTGCGGCAACCCTTGCCGGTTTGGCAATGGGCGCGGGTGCATCCGTTGGAAATCTGCGGTGGCACGGTGGCGCGGCTGACTTCACTTGGATCGCAGCGGACAACAGCCTGATCAATATGGACGCGCAAACATGCTTTGCCTTTGGGCAGGCAGCGGCGAATAACCAAAGTTCGCATATTTTCGCCAGTGCAGCAATCAAGGGCATGGACCCAATTCCGGCAGACTACGCCACGAACGATGATTACTGGCCGTGATCCAGCGCCTTAACATGATCTGGTCTGCCCTGTCGCAACTTGCCAGCGTGATGACGATGGGATCTTGGTTGTCTCTCACGGACGCGCAGGTAGATGCGCTGTTTGGCATTGACTGAGCTGGCGCTTGAGCGCGGCACGCATCGCCGTTGGCGCACCTACGGCCCGGTAACATGGATGGTGGGATCAAAGACCAGCGGAATCCTTGTGACCATTCCTGCGGGCACCGAGTTCGAAATCAGTGTGCCGTGGTGCCTGCGATGGATCATCGGGCAGGATGACCCCTGCTTTTTGCTGGCGGCGCTGGTCCACGATTGGCTGCTGGAGAGCGGCACATATGGTCCCGCGCAGGCGGCGGCGGAGTGGTACGATGGTGCGCGCGCTGCGGGGGCTCCCGTCTGGAAGGCGAAGGCCAGCTTTTTGGCCGTTTCTGTGTGGGCGGTCTGGAATGATTGAGGAGGCCGTACTGACGTTCGTTGCCCGAATGCAGTACGGCGAAAAGGAAGGCCCGACAGATTGGCACAATATGACGTTGATACGCTCAGGCGGTACGAAAAAAGGCTGGATGAACTGGAGGCACAATGCGTAACGCCGGAGGACCGGGAAGTGGACGAGTTTATCCGCAAGATCGTGAGATCTGTCCGCACGACGCTTTGGCTGACCAACGGCACGGTGAAGTATCTGGCCGCTCCCCTTGGCATATTCTGGGGGCTGTATGCCTATGGGTCCAACT